TATTTCCGCTACGGATCAAGCAGCACCTCTCCAAGGGGCTACCGTTGGTGTTGCTCGTCGTCCCATTACCCCCGGCGATAAGCTTCGTACGTTCACCGAAGAGAACAAGGCTATCATCGACGACATTAACTACAAGATGACTGTCCTTGGTCGTCTGGGTGATGTTGGTCAGTCCACTATGGATATCCTTCGGGCTGAGGTGCCTTCGGCAGAGACGACAACCAGAGCAGGTGGTGCAGGTAGTGGGTCAACTAGCACAGCCAACCCAATTACCTACGCACTTCCAGAAGCTATCGCAGCAGACACCGAGTTCTTGGACAAGGTAGTTTCTGTGTCGTCTGAGCTAGGGTTTGATCCTAACGATCTTCTCCGAGTGATTGACTTTGAAACTGCAGGGTCATTCTCCCCCAAGGCCCAACCTATCCGTAAGGATGGAACTAAAATCTCGTCATCTACAGGTTTGATCCAGTTCCTTGAGAAGACCGCTAATGGCCTTGGAACGACAACGGCAGAGTTGGCTGGTATGACTGCTGTCGAGCAGTTGGACTTCGTTAAGGATTACTTCGAACCCTTCAAAGGACGTATCAAAAACTTCGGTGATATCTACATGGCTGTCCACTGGCCTGCTGGTGTGGGTAAGGACGACTCCTACGTCATGTACAAGGCTGGCTCTGACAGTTACAAGGCTAATAAAGGGCTTGATACCAACGGGGATGGAACGGTTACCCGAGGTGAAACACTAGCTCGTCTCTTCTCTGCTACTGGAAAGGGTGGGAACCCTACGGCTGGTACCCCAGCGAATGAAAACACTGTAGCTGCTGCTGCTGGTCCTGCCGTACAACGCGCTGTAGCCCCTTCTGGTGGTAGCCCTAGCTCAGGCATAACTATGCCCTCTGGTGGCGCTCCTGCAGCCCCTGTGACGACGGGTGAAGTTGTTGTTGCTGACGCTACTCTCCCCGAGGCTATCCCGGCTGAAACCCCTACTGGTGGTCAAGGAGCAAGTGAGCTTAGCCCTGCTATCGCTGTCGACAAAGACGTACAGGCATTCATTCAGGAGATCGCTGGTGACCCTGACAAGACCTACGCATCGGCTGAGGAGTTTACTGCAGCACAGGAACGTGGGGAACTTGAACCGGGAGACACTGTTGTCGTCAACGAAGAGATTTACGTGATCCGTAAGGATGGCTCTGCTCGTAAACTTGGCTCTCTTACGCCTTAACACATAGGGGAATGAAATGGACGCAGAAGCCATTCAAAAGGAAATCGCTGAGATGGATAAACGTTTGGCTCTCCTTGAGCAAAAGGTGGACCAGATCGACAGAAATGTCTGTAACATAAACAACAGCTTGTCAAAGATTCTTTGGATCATTGGTGGTGGCTTCATCGCGTCAATAGTAGCATGGGTGGTCGGCGGTGGCTTGGGTCAGTAACCTTAAAGCTAACCTGACTGTTATTGTTTTGTCGGCAAGCCTGCTAACGGGCTGTGGTATGAGTCCTCTATCTCTTATGAAGGGAGGTGGACCAAACGTAGCAGCCAACATTCAGGCGGGGAAGACAAATAGCCAGACTATCGGGACGACAAAGAATGTCGAACAGAGAACCGAGAGTGGTGACATTAAGTCCGTAGAAGCTAAAGTGTCTGCAGAAAGTGTCGACGAAGTAACAGTGAATGAAGTACAGCCGTGGGTCATCTTACTCCTGATCTTAGGATGGCTCCTCCCTAGCCCTAACGAGATTGGTCGTTGGATCACTAACATACTCACGAGGAAGAAGAGCAATGGCTAAAGGTCTTTACGCCAATATTAACGCTAAGCGTAAGCGTATCGCTGAGGGTTCGGGAGAGAAGATGCGTAAGCCGGGGACTAAAGGTGCTCCTACGGCTAAAGCCTTCAAGGAATCCGCAAAGACTGCAAGGAAGAAGTAAGATGGCTAAAGACCCTCGCCTTGAACGTGCTGGTGTCTCAGGTTTCAATAAGCCTAAGAAGACCCCTAGCCACCCTACCAAGTCTCATGTTGTCGTTGCTAAAGAAGGTGACACAGTGAAGACTATCCGCTTTGGTCAACAGGGTGTGTCGGGAGATAAAGAACCTACGGCACGTCAGAAGTCCTTTAAGGCACGTCACGCTAAGAACATCGCTAAGGGTAAGATGAGTGCAGCGTACTGGGCAGACAAGGTGAAGTGGTAATGGCTAGAGATTATAAGTCTGAGTACGACAACTACCACTCCTCCGACAGAGCCAAGAAGAAACGTGCGGAGAACAATGCTGCACGACGTAAGATGGAGAAGGCTGGTAAGGTGTCGAAAGGTGACGGTAAAGATGTGGCCCACTCGAATAACCGCACCAGTGATAACCGTATGGCGAACCTCAAGGTACAATCTCCGTCCAGTAACCGCTCCTTCAAACGTAACACTAAAGCGGGAAGGAAGGCTTAATGGCTCTGACGACACAGAATACACGACAACTGACGGCGAAGACGCAGTCGAGCAAAGCTCTTAAAAGGAAGAAGGTCATGCCCCTCAAGCAAGGCTCAAGCAAGAAGACGATCAGCGCCAACATCAAGAAAGAGATGAAGGCAGGTAAACCCCAGAAGCAGGCTGTGGCGATTGCACTTAGCTCTGCTCGTAAAGCTAAGAAGAAAGGCAAATAACTATGGCTCGTGATGACGACAAGTACAAAGCTGGTGTAGACTTTGAGTGGGTGACTGCTAAAGGTTCTAATTTCAAGACCCGTAAGTTCTTCACCAAAGCAGAAAAAGAGGCAATGAAGGCTCCTAAGAAGGAATCTAAGGCTGCTTCTAAACCTGCCTCGGCTGCACCAACGAAGTCCATTCGCCCTAAAGCTAAACCAGCGGCTGCATCTAAACCGACTACTGGCTTGACGGATAGCCAGAGAACGTCACTCAGGGAAGTTGGGTTGACCGGGGTGGGGTTAACAGATCGGCAGAGCAAGTACATGACGACTAATACCAAACCCAAGTCGGCTGTTTCAGGTGCTTCGCGTAGTGCCGACAACAAGGTTAAGCCTAAGGGCCGTACGCCTGTCCCCGGTATGGCTATCGTAACTGCTATCAAGAACGCTTTCACTGGCAACGGTGCAACGGACGCAGCTAAGATTTCTTCTAGCGGCAACATTAATCTGGGTCGTAAGCCTAAGCCTGAAGGAGCTAAAGTCCCTGCTGGAGCACCTAACCGTGCTGATGTAATCAAAAAGAAAAAGAAGTAAGGAGAACTACAATGATGATGGGAATGAAAGCTAAAGGCGCTGCTAAAGGCAAAGCTGGTGCAGGTGCTAAGGCTTCGGCTACTGTGAAGGTTAAACCTGCCGCTAAGAAGCCTATGGCTAAGGGTAAGTAAGATGAAGAAACCAGTTCGTAAAGCTGGGGCTATGGGTAACGATAGCGCCATGAAGAGGAAGGCCCTTCTAGGTGCCGCTAACAGGCTTATTGACATCTCGGACAACCCTAAGTCAGCCGCAGCACGGCCTAAAGGTACGCGCCCTGCCGCTCCTTGGGCTATCAAAGCTGGTGCTGACATGAGTCTTCGGGCGATGGGAGAAAAACTTAACGACATGAACAAGAAGCGCAAGAAACCGTAACCTACGCTACACTCTAG